CAGAATGTATGATTAACGGTCAATTGTTTAAAAAGGACGGTGGAGTACTGATAGTAAGTTATTTCAATGAACTAGGTTTTGTTAGAACAGAAAAATGGAGATTAGCAGATGTGGAAGGATATATAGTGGCTTGTGAGAGATGTCTGGGATTAGCGGCAGCAATTGATTTATTACCCAAAGATACTGAAACTAAAGAGTCAATTTTACTGTTATACTTCAGATTAATTAATGAGAATTCATGGGGAAATTCAAAAGCTCTTAAACCATTTAGATATTTTTCTTCAGGATGTGCAATGGGATCAGCGGACCTTTCAGGAGCTAGAGAGAAGTTAGAAAAAGAATTAGATAATACAATATGTAGCAAATTGTCATTTAGGATGATTCAAAGATTATTAGCAGATAATGAATTTAATTATAAAAGTGGAACCACTCCATTGTTTAAACTTGATTTTAGTGAAGTAGGATATGAATGTTTTCTTATAAATCTCTGTACTTCCAATACTTATGGTCATAACAGGCATCTAGTTAATACACTTAAAGATTTAAATAATGAAATAGTTCTCTTTGATGAGCATAAGCATCTTCAATTTGAAATGGTGAATGACTACAAAAGAATAATAAAGTTAGAAGGGAGTGAATTTTCATTAGGAGTTAGAAACCATTTTCGATTAATTAAGGAAATATCTATCAAAACTAACGGAAGATTTACCTTTTCACCTTTAAGTTTATACTTGATTAAGAATTCACTGGACAAAGTAAAAATAACACACAACTTACAGAGGACTGTTAGTTCAATTACAAGTTTGAGCACAGCGAAAGCCTCATCTTCATACAACTTAAATGAGAGTATGATGGCAATAGAGTCATTTGCACAATTGTGTGAAGAAACAAAAACAAGTTCATCGTCTAGAATGATTTTAGAGTTTATAAAGAAAAATAGAGCAATAGATTTAACTATGAGAATGTTTGATAAAGATCAGGTAGGTGGTGACAGAGAAATTTCTATATTGAATTCAATATTTAGATTATTACAATCAACAGCAGAAAATTACTTTAAAATATTAGGTAAAGAGACTGTAATTGATCTACTAGATGATCCGAATAAGGTGGCAACATTTGCTAATTCAGTTTCTAACTTCTTAAAAGAGAAAATAAGTGTCTTCGTTACTGCTGACCAAACTAGATGGGGACCTAATTTTAACTGTGGAATGTTTGGATTATTAGCCTTAATGACAAATAAAAGAACGACTGAGTACTTTACACCAGCATTAGTGTGTCTTATTTCAGAATTTAAGATCTTTGAAATGCCAGAATACATGTTTGAATTTTCCGAACTAGATAAGAAAGGCTATTCATTACCAGGAAAAGTGGGTAGATTTCATATGGGACAAGGTATATTTCATTATAGCTCATCATTTTACCATTCATTAGTGTTAGAAACTCTTAATTCCTACCATTATAAGTTGTACAGGCCTCCTGGTGTGAAATATGATTATAGAGCATTTTGTACCTCAGATGATGCTGCTAATATGTCAAGTATAAGATTAGGAAATAATACATCTGAATCAAGAAGAAAAGAATGCACTGATTTCTTAATGAAATTTTATGTTGTCTTCAGAGAAGGATTAAAATATTTTGGAATTAAGACCAGTGACTACAAAAACATTGTTTCCCGTGATAAGATTGAGTTTAATTCCTGTTATTATTCAAAAAATGGACTTGGATCAAATGAGTTAAAATTTATTTATTCACTAATTCAACCTAATACTTCTGGAAATGTTTACAAAGATGCAATGTCAATATACTCTACTTATGATATGGCAATAAATTCAGGTTGCTCAGATAAAGTTTCAATAATAATATCAAAGTGTAATATGCTAGTTAAAATGAGGCAATGGAAATGCAGACCACATATTGTAGGTATACCTGAGGATGAGCTTATCAGACAAGGAGTTGAAATCTTAGAACCTGAAGCAGATTACAATGATGATGATTTAAGATTTGAAACAAATGTTAGATTTAAAAGGAGAGATAGAATTAAGAATACTGAAACAATAAGTTCATCTTATTCTTACTTAAGGGTACTCAGGAAAGTATTAGTCGCTGGAATGATTGACACTAGAAAACCTGAAACTTTTAAATCACTTTTGACTTACTCAAAGGAGAATTTCATAAGATTACCTGATTGTTATTATAAGAGAGAAACTGGAGGGAAAGAAAAAATGAGTTTTGAACTATTTTTTAAAGAGACAATATGTAGAGAAGATGGATTAATCTTAATAAAATCAGAACGACAAAAAACTAGTGTGTCATTAATTTCCGACCATTTAACAAGTGGGAATCTTATAGATTTTAAAATATTGAAACAACAAGTAGACATGAAGTTCAATTCAGACAGTTTTTTAATTTCACTTTATCCACCAAAAGAAATTGTAAGTGGGCCATTAGATCCAGAGATATATTTGCACTTCAACAAGACAAAAAAGAGATATAATGTAAATGGGGAACTTAAAGAAGAATTACTGAAGAACACTTTTGAAGATAATATGGTATACTCTAGAAAATTAAAT